CTGATTATATTACTAAAATTAATTTAAATAATAAAGTAAAAAATTTTATAGGAAAAATAGAACTAAGATATATGGGATGTATAAAATATTTTTACAGTTTTAAGTATGTATATTCATTAGAAAAACCAGTTGTTACATCAAAACAATTAGTTTATAATAAACTAATTCATATAGATGATGAAGGAAATTTTACAATAATGAGACAATCTAATAATTTCTATACAATTATAACAAAAATAGTTGATGATGATACAATTGGATTTATTATAAGAACTAATAATAAATATCATATTAAATTTATTGATATAACATTTGACATCAATAAATTAAATACTATTGAAAATTTAATACCAGTAATAAAACTACCATCATATATTATTGATGATGGTATATATCTTGGAAAAAAATATATTCTTGATGGATTAAATCATGCTAACAGAGATATTATTATCATAAAAAACAATATTTTATATTGTGTGTATAATGATATTGAAGTTTATCATACAATAAATCATGATTAATCAAATCTTGCTAAATCAATTAATAAATTTGATTCTGGTAATTTTATTCCATTTGTTAATTTATAACTATGTTTATATGATACATTTTTATCATCTAATAAACTTGAATGTTTTCCACTATCTGATACATTATTTAAATCATCAGTTCTATCTAATAACATTGAACTTAAAAACCAACTAACTATAACTACACCTAATGGTATTAATAAATTAACTTTTTGTTTTTCTTCATTTGGATTTTCTTTTGATTTTTTTTCATTCATCCAATATAAATACGCATAAGTTATACTACCCATTAAAACACCAATTACAATTGGATTTTTTATATATTCCATATATTATATATTTTATTTTATTTTTTATTTTTTTTCATACATTTTATATTATTTTTTCATATATTTTGCAAAAAATTCATCTCTTTTTTGAGATTCTGATTTATTTATTTTATTTTTTTCTAATAATTCTTGTTTTGCTTCATTTAATATTTTATCTATATATTTTCTTTTTCCTCCTGATTGTTTTAATGGTGGTTCTAATATTAGTTCTGGTTTTACTTGTTCTGATAAAAGTTTTGGATTTACCATTCTTTCATCAACAGATTGCATTGCTTTTTTTTCATCATCACTTCCTTTCTTTATAAATAAATTATTACTATCTTCTTCTGATTCTGATACACTTGTTTCACTATTTGATATATAAGATTCTGATACAGTGACTGATTGTTGATCATCTAATAAATTTTTTTCTACTTCATTTATTTCATCTGCATTATATAATGTTCTTGAATTATATTCTTTTTCTTCATTATTTTTTTGCATACCACCATTAATATCTCTATTTATCATATTCTTAATATTAGTATATTTTGATTCTGATATTTTTCCAGTTATATCAAATTCTTCAGCATGATATTCTTTCTTTAAAAATTCTGCTAATATATTTTTAGTTGGTAGCATTTTTCTAATTCCTTCTTGTATAGCAAGTTTAATTAATTCAAATATTTCTCGTTGATTTCTTTTAACTTCTAAAATTGGGAATTCATGCCAATATAATTCTGGATTATTATATATCAATTTTGCTACTTCAATATAACACTTATGTATAAAATCTTTAGTATTTATTTTTTCATGATATTTACTATCTATTAATTCTGATTTATCTTTATTTGTGCTAAATGTTAATAACATTATATTACTTTTAATTACTGCTTTTACTAAATCATCAAACCAATCTGAACATTTACTACCTTCTTTAATTCTTTTTGTTTCACGATCTATAGATTCATTATTTAATAGTGGAATTTCTTTTAAACATGTTTGAAATATTTTTAATGGACCAGGACTCTTTACTTGTGGATTATCTCGTGCTTTTTCTAAGAATTTTTTATGTGTATCTAATGCATAATTATATACTGACTTAATTCCTTCATAAACATATGGTGTCATTATATTAATTAAAAATGTAGTATATTCATTCTTTATTTCTACTATATTTCTTTCATAAAAATATGTCATTAAAATTATAATCTTATTATATATATTTTATCATTTCTTTTTTCGCAAAAATCATTTCAAATTATTTATATATTTTCTAAGTGGATGTTGTATATCTCTTGGTACTCTTTTAACTATATAACTATTCCCTTCATTACTATTTATTAAAATATTTATATCATCAATATTTGGTTCTAAATCTGGTTTATTCCAAAATACTTTACAATATAATTTAGGTTTAATATTAAAAAAATAATAACATAATGAATATGGTAGTATTTCTTCAAATACTGTATCTTTTTCTATAATATTAAATATATTATTCTTTTCTATAAAATCTATTATTGTATTTAACATAAAATATGTATATAATTGTCCTTCATGTTGATTATTATAAATACCAATTTTATTTATTTCAAATAATTTTAAAATTTTATTATTTTTTAAAAAATTATTAGTATGAAACCAATTTAATGTAAAATTATTTATTTTATCAGATTTTGTAATTTTAATTTTATCATCATAAATATTAATTATTTTTGGCATTTGTTTAATAAACATACAATTTGATGCTAAAAACATGAAATAATTAAATTTTATATTATTAGATTTTAAATAATTAAAATTTAAGATATGTGAATATAATAATAAATATGAATTAATTTTTTTTTCTATTGGTTTTGGATATATTATTAAATTTTTATTATTTTTATTAATATTAATTTTATCAAATAAATAATTATTTAAATTTAAAATTATTAAGTAATTATTATTTTTATTATATTTTTTAATATTTTCAATTAAATTTAACAAACATTCTATACTTTCATGTGCTAATACACTATAAATTATATCATACATATTAATCTTACTAATATATTATAAAAATTGAAAAATATTTAAAATATATTAAATTATCCAAATATATTAAAATATGAATAATGAATTAAATAGTATATTAAAATGTTTAAAAAATCAATCTGATACAATAATTTTTTATTATGATAATTTTTTAAATATTTTAAGTAATAATGTAGATAAATTTGATTTTGAACATGATTTTTATTTTAGTGAAATTAAAAAACAAATAATGCAAACCAATATACAATTAAATTCATATAAAAATAATATTAATGAATTAGAAACAAAATATAATAAACAATTAAATGATAATATGGATGGTAAAATAATAAATATAAATAATGATATATCATTAATTAAAAAAATAATTAAATGGTGTAAATTTTTTATGATAAATCATAATATTGAATTTGAAATAATTAAGTTAGATGATAGTATATATTCTTTCAAAAATGAATATATAACTAATAAAGAATTAAGTAAATGTTATAATAATAAACACAAACATACTAATAACTGGAAACATAAATTATATTCTTGTTATAATATAAGTAATAATATTGATGAATTTAATAATATATATCATGAAATATTAAATATAAATAAAAATAAAATAGTGTATGATATTTTTGGGGATAATAAAATAAAAATAATAGCAATATATAAAATTATACCAAATATTAAAAATATTGAATTAGTAAAAAATTCAATATCAAAATTAATAAATAGTAATATTTTTATTATTCCAAATTTTAATTAAAAAAATTGATTAATAAATTTATTGTAAAACTTTAATTTATATAAAATAAATGAATTCTATTAAATTATTAGATGATTATATTATAAAATTAACAAATTTAATTGAAACATTTGATGATAAAATTCCTACTGGATGTGATGAACAAGTAATAATTCAAACAATAATAGATGAACACAAAGAAACTAAAGAAATTATGTTAAATTATATGTTAGATATAAATAAAATATTAACAACAAAGAAAAAAAAATCAAATAATATTGCAGAAACAGATTTAATAATAACTAAAGACAATGTAAATAAATTATTATCATGGTGTGAAATTATGATAGAATTAGAAGAAGATTATAATTTTTTTGTAATAGATAGAGAAAATGATTGTTATTTTTATTTTGATATAATGTATTTGAATCGATATGGAAAAGATAATCCATCAAAAATGGTGTTCGATCAAAATTTTAATAGTATTGATTCAATTTTATACAAAAACAGAACTATTAAATCACAATTAATAATATGTTATAAAATATATGAAAATGATGATTATAAATTATTTGTTGTAAAAATGGACAATTGTAATAATATTAATGAAAAAAATGAATTTATAAAATCGATTAAAGAATATATTTATAATAATTCTGTCTATCATCCAAATATTTAAAAAAATTGATTTTTTAATTTATTATTAAAAAATAGTATATATAATATAAATGGATACTAAAGAACTAACTAATAATATAAATAAAATACTAACTTTTATAGAAACATATGATACAAAAATAGAAAGTAATAAAGACAATAATTCATATACAGATATAATAAATGATTATACACAAATAAGAGAATTATTAACAGAATATATTAAAGAACTATATAACATAACAAAAAATGATCAATCAAAATTATTAAATAAAAAACAAATTAATGATAAAAAATTAATAAATAAAAATACTGTTAAAAAATTAATAAAGTGGTGTGAAATTATGATGCAAACTAACAAATGTTATATTGTTGATAGAAGAAAACAATGTTGTATATCAATTGACAAATTTCACTACCCTAATATAAAATATGATAACAAGGTTTTAGTAGGATATAATAAAAATTTAGAAGAAATGTGTTCTCGTGTATGTTATTTTTATAGCCATTCATCTAAAGATGAATTATATCCAGAATGTTATAAAATATATGAAAATAAGAATTATGCATTATTAATTAATACACAAACAAAAACTAATTATAATCAACATCAAAAAATATTAGAATCTGTTAAAGAATATATTATTAACAATAACTTTATTTATTCAGATATCTAAAAAAAATTGATATATTAATTTATTAAGATAATAACAATAATAATATAAATGGAAAAAACTAATAAATTAACTGAATATACTGATAAATTAACTAATTTAATAGATACTTTTAATGATATGAAATATGAAAATAATGATTTAATAAATGAATATACAAATGACAAAAAATTATTAAAAACATATATTTTAAAATTAAATAATTTATTAAATAACAATAATATCCAAGATAATAATTTAATAAATATAAATACAATTGATAAATTAATAGAATGGTGTAAAATTATGGTAGAATATAATTATGATTTTATAATAGTAGATAGAATAAATAATTGTTATAACAAATATTCAAAAAAACAAAAATATACTAAATGGGGAGAATCTGTAATAATACCAAAGAACGATTATGATAATAACATATGTTTTACAAATATAGAATATGTAGTATTATATCCTAAACATAGGTATAATAGTGATTATCATCATACTAATGAACTTGAATGTACACTTTATAAGATATATGAAAATGATGATTATAAATTTTTCATATCAACATATAATGGTTGTAATTATAACCAGCATAAAAAAATATTAGAATCTGTTAAAGAATATATTATTAATAATAACTTTATTTATCCAGATATTTAAAAAAAAAATTGATATATTAATTTATTAAGATAATAACAATAATAATATAAATGGATAAAACTA